AACTACTCCTTGGTTACAGATAGCATAGGCCAGAGCCGTAATTCCTGGTGGTTTGGGAGTGGCTATTACGCTGTTATTAAAACACAATCTCAATAATGGATACCAACCTATAATATTCATGTATATGGTTTTAGTTTCATTATAATACGTGTGGCTTTCTGTTACGTTGTACCAAAGACTTTGATAATTTTGAGACCATTGTGCTTTGATAGTACCAGTATACCCTATTAGATCCATCTGTACTGTAGTAACATAATTTTCTGGTTTGATAAAACTAGAATAAAATTCAGTATTGATAAATGAAGTATAATACCACTGCCCGTTGGCATTGGCTGCCCACCCACCTGGGCCAGCGTAGTCAGGGACATTTTCATAACCAGCACCGTCTAATGGCCCTTGTGCCGCTAATTTATTTGTGGGGATAGTAAGGAAAGCACTAGGAACAAACTGCGGATACACACTATTGACCAAATCTACATCGGCTCTTGCCCCAGCTTGAGCATTTACAAATGTAGCTTGGGTAAGATTTCCGCTTTGTACTGATATAGAATAAGATGCTGGTTGGGCTATTAGTTCTAGAGTATGTGCTGCCGGAATATATACTTTGACCTGTCCAGTCGGAGCATTAAGTATTGACATTGGCTCTTGTAATAAAAGATTCGTTCCCTGGGTATCTGTTAATCGGAATGTGAATGTACACCCGGTAACATTTACTGGTTTTTGATCTTGGTTGACAAAGCTGAATAACAAAACATTGTCAACCCCTAAATTAATGGTGAGTTTCTTTGCGTACACTGGGCTATACCTCGCTGTAAAATATTGTCCACTCGTGTCCATTAACAATACTTGCGTTCGTTGTTGATAGAGATAGACTTGTGTAGAATACATAGCTAGTATTTAGCGATTATTAAGCCACAATATTTTGAACATAAATACCCGGTGAAAAGGAAAATGACAAGCTAATGGGTGCCGAATTATTTGAAAAACTAACCGAAAAGTATCCCTTCATTACGCTTTGTGTTTATGCTAATCAAGAATATATAGGAATTATACAAAATCGTGACGAGGTCATAACTACTATCTATGATTTTGGCAGTATTGCTGACCTAGAGATCAAAAAAGAATTCTTAGAATTAGCCAATATATGGTGGTGGGAAAGCAATAGAACCATACCAATCAACATTTTTTTAAAGATGGAATGGCAGCCTTTTAGGCATTATCTGCGTACATTTATCAATAAAGATTTAGAAATACTACACGGTCCTGTCTGTAGTTTATCTGAGTTAGCACAAAAGAAAAGCAAAAGAAAATCTATAACACTTGTTCGACGGATGCCTGACTAAGAATATTCATGTGCAATACTACTAAGGCGCTGTAAGAAATTGAATGGGCCTTCTTGAACACAAAACCCCGACTATCATCACCATCCCATACAGTTTCAAAAACTTCAGACCACGGGCGGTTTTGTAAGTGTGCTTTTCCGGGTCGTATAATAGATATAAAAGCTGCCATACGAGGTAGAGTGTCCGGTTTCATCGACTTCAACAATTCTGCATAACTTCCTATATGAACTAGTTGACTGACCCAGTCTGGGTCCTGCCATAGTCTAGCCCAGTCAGGAGTTTTAGCCAGCATTTCTTCATAGTGTTCAGGTGATTTTATCAGTTGATATACTGACATGTTCAAGAGATCTATCTTAAAATATCCTCTTTCTTCTGCTTGTTCGTAGTCTATGGCGGCACAGCCTAGTATGGGGTCGTATGGAATATCAGTAGGGTATACTCCACTATTATGCCGTCTCGCTGATCCCTGTCGTGCCGGAATAACATCAATTAATTTTAAAAGTTGATCTCTGTCGGCTAAGTCTAAATCAATATCAGCACTCATTACCAGCCTGCCTCTTTCAATATTTCTTGCGCTTGTATTCTATTTGCCGGGTCTTCTTTAAGTTTCTTTTGCCAAATATCGGGATCAATATAGGGCCACAAAATACTCTGTTCTTGTTCATTTAATTCAGATAAGAACCTCTGTCCAGATTCACAATTATACAACACCCAAGGACTTATGCGTCCTGCGGTAACGGCATAGGTTATAGCGTTGTGGTTTCCATATCTAAGATAGTCCTGCGGATGGCTATCTTTTTCTTCTGCCCAGTCTATGCTGTGTTCAATGGCTCTAGCTACTGCGTCTTCCATAGTTTCCAATTTTAGATAGTACAACAAATACTCTTCATAGACTGTATCTTTACACCAATGGTCTATCTTTTTATTCTGCTTTAGTACCCATTCTGTAAATCGAGCAGGATTAATGGCTTTGACTGACACACAATAACGACCAAATTTTACAAATGCTTTATAGTAAGGACTCTCGGCAAAATCATCAAATGTCTTTAACTTGGCGCTGCCTTGTGTCAACTCATAAAATTTTAAATAAGCGTGGAATCCCAGCCGTACTCCTACTTCATCTCGTTCCTGTCTTCGACGTCTAGGCTCACAGCTATGAACTGTGAGGCTGGTTTCTTTTATAAAGTCTTTCTTACAATACTGACAAGTATATTTCATTTCTTGGTGTCTTGACCCAACAACCGTAGATAGTCATCTAAGTCTTTTTTGCTGTTTATCTTGGCTAATACTTCTACTTCGTCTTGTTTGAGATGAGGGAATAGATCCGCTAATTGTTTTTTGATACCAGTAGCTTCTTTTTTCTTTGTGCCGATCCACGTGTGACGTTGTAGTCCCATGTTTGGACTAACACTGCTAGCCATTAGCCACTGTAATTGCGGATGCCTACTACATGCGTACCAGTGTTTGTTAAGTCTCTCATTAGAGGAGATTAGATAAAATTCTTGTAAATCTTTACTGCCTTGTACACTGCTACCCCATCTTATCATCAGGAAGTTGCTGAATTTTTTCTTTTCTTCAACGGTGAGTTCATTATAAAAGTCACGATTCTTTTTATCAAATTGTGCCATTTCATAAGTTATGTTTAGTTTGTCCACTAGAACGCCTTATTATAATCTATAATTTCACAGTTACGACTGATGTCCTTTACAAAATAAACACATTCAGGATCTGGGTCATCACTTAAAGGAATACAAAGTAGCTGTCCGTTTTTTATCTTTGGGGCATACCACGCTACATCTTGATAGACATCGAGTATTTCTACTTCTAAAAAACTTGGACGGAAGCTGGTTAAGGGATTGAACTGATAGGCCTTGAATCCTCTGTCGTTTAAAGCTGACAAGGGAATAACTTCTAAGTCTCCTAAATCTGGCTCGCCAATTAACAGTTGCCAATCTACCGGCATACGCACTCGATGTTCTCCAATTCTTAGCACTAGAGCAGGAGCATTAAAACTTTCCAAGAAGATCAATGGTATGTACATATAGTCTGGATCTTGGGGATTACTATTATCTAATATGGCAAAGCGCATATCATCAATCTCTTCGGGCAAATGATCTAAATCATAAGCAACATTATCAAGGGTTAATATTCTAATTTTAGTTCTCCTCATAAATAAGAATATTAATTACTAAAGGGTCATATGTTTTTACAAAATAAGTATTCATGTTGTTATTATAGCATCATTAACAGAGCGAAGTCAAGAGAATTATCAAAAGAAATTTATACCGAATTGCATCATATTATACCAAAAAGCCTAGGCGGAGCAGATACTACAGAAAATTTGGCAATATTAACAGCTAAAGAACATCGATTAGTTCATATCCTATTACCAAAAATGACTTCTACTGCAGAACATACTAAAAGTATGTGGTATGCCGCTTGGATGATATTAAGGACTAGTAATAAAAATCAAGAAAGAAAAATCTCAAAAGGTAAAGCATACGAACTATCTAAAATAAAAATCGCCGAGTATTCATCGCAATTACACAAGGGAAAAATTGTATCTAAAGAAACTCGGGCAAAAATGTCAAAATCTCGAAAGGAACATTCGGGCCCAAACAAAGGTATAGCAATGTCTATTGAGCAAAAACAAAAACTATCAGTTGCTCATAAAGGAAAATTTATTGCTCCAGAAACAGTAGCTAAAATTCTCGAGTCTAGGAAAGATTACAAACATTCGGAAGAAACTAAACAAAAAATAAGTGCTGGTAATAAAGGTAAAGTAGTTAATGTTTCAGAAGAAACCAAGAAAAAATTATCAGTTGCCGCTAAAGGAAGATCTAATACTTGGTTAAAAGGAAAACCGGCTCCTAATCGCGGAGTGCCGCATACAGCAGAAACAGTTAAGAAATTAAAAGTACCAAAGTCTAAATATCAATGCCCGCATTGTAATAAGCTAGTTGGCGGAAAAGCAAACTATGATCGATGGCACGGTGATAACTGTAAATTAGTTCAAATGTCCTGCTAATTTTGCCTTGCGTACTGCCGNCGATACATCTTGGAATAATATGATGTTTTTCGACATATTCTCCCGCCTTGTTATTTGCGTTTCGAATAATGCTAAAATACCACTTAGTGTATTTGTTTTCTAAAAATACTACTTCCATTCTAATTTCTCTTGGGTAAAGGGGTAATTTGCTTCTTTGTAAAACTGTTTACGTTTTGTCAAATGTCTCTTGGCAAATTTACATGTACTAGTCACGTCCCAGATCTGAACAAAATCTTTGTCTTCGGCTTTGCGTATGCCACGACCGATAGACTGTATAACACGTACAAAACTCTTGCCAGGCTCCAGTAATACTAGATTGAATATCCTCGGAATATTGATACCAACTGCGGCCACTCCATACGTGGCTACGATAATTTTATCATCACTGGTAGCCACTTCGCCGTATTCTTCATCACGTTTAGTACCTTTGGTGGCCCCGCTGACAAACACAGCACGTTCTCCCAAAAGGTCAACTAATGCGTGTCCTGCGGCAACACGATCCACTAGCACTAGTGTATTGCCTGTAAGATTGACCTGTGCTACGAGATCGGATATAATTTTTAATCTATCACTGTCTTCTAATAAAAATTTTAATTCTGATTGATAGTTGGTAAATTCTGCGTGGTCTACTAGCTGTACAATATTAACATGACACTGTGCCAATACACCACGGTCTTGTAATTCAGATGCCGATAGCCTGTTTATGACCAGTCCTAAACTGACTTTTAATGCTTGGAATTCAAATTCTTCTTTAGGTACAGTACCAGTCAATCCCCAACGTATGGGAACTTTTGACATTACAGTGGTCATTAAATTTTTTAAAGCATCAGCCTTTGCCATGTGACAATTTGATACTACTGCCCCGTCAACAACATAGTTGTGATCGTTTTCTATATGTAAATTATATACTTCTGCCGGTTTGATTATTTCAGTTTTTTTAATTAGTTTCATACAGTGTCTTAATTTTTCTTGCTGTGTTGTTGTCAAATCGTGATTTTCTGTCAACATGTCTGCCCGTACCCACCCAGCTTTGGTTAAAAACTTATGATTTCCAGTAACTTGTATTTTACTTCCGTTATCAAACTCTAATTCATACATTTTTTCGCTAGAGGAATTGGTTAAATTTATATGTTGCTTAACTACGATATCGGTTTTAAATTCTTTTGTATTTTCTGAATAGTTAATAACTGTATCGCCTGCTTTAATATCTTTGATTGCCACATATCCCAAAGGTGTTAATACTTTACTATCGGCAGTAAAACACTCGTCGACCATTACACATACCACATCTTCTAAGAAATCCATTATGGTAATATCAGCAGTTTGATTTTTAGTATTTTTTAATAGTACGTTGAGACTTTGCCAAGTACATATGGTATGTGTTTTTCCAAATTCTTTGCGGTCACCAAAAAATACACCAACATCTAGGCCCAAGCCTCGGTAGTCTTTTTCTGTTTGTGTTACTAGACTCTTGTTAGGAACGATTACAATAGTACGTCCATGTTGTTCACATCGTTGACTCAGTGCCGCTGTCATAATAGTTTTACCAGCACCTGTGGCCACTTCCTGAATACATTGAGGGTTCTTCAAGAAGTTGTTGATAATTTCAACTTGATAGTCACGTAATACTATAGGTTGACCTTCCATCGGATGACCTTTGCCCCACGTAAGATGGCTAAATGCCGACTCTGTTACCAATTCAAATTCATATGTGGTACTGTAGTCACGCCGATCATCTAGTTCAATATCATAGTTGTATTTTTCTAATATGGGAATAATCTCTGGTAAAAGATTGACAAAGGTAGATCCGCCTAATTGGAAGTAACTAATTTTGCCATCCCAGCGTCCAAGCCTGACCGCCGGAAGATACCTAGCTCCCGGTACGTCGTATTTAAAGGCGTTAGATAAAGCCTTACGAGCGTTGAGCTCGAGTCCTTCTATTTTAATATTAACTTCATCTTTAATTATAATTGTAGCTGTTGGCATATGATTTATTATAGCATACTTATTTCAACAAGTCAAAAAAATAGGTACCTTTTTAAGGGTACCTATAAAATGTGCTGTAACTTGTACAGCACAGGAGCTACCTAAATACTTAGTATAATTTACCAAGCATTAAGAATTTTTCATACATGTTGATTCTGCTAAACTCTTCCAATTAGTATCGCTTACTTTGGTTAAGTCAGCTATCTTCAATGCCATACGCAAACTTATCTCACGTAGTCTTGTTTGATTTGTTTCCATAAAATCTAAAATCTCTTCGCCTTTTTTGGGAGTAAAGTCATAGTCTTTAAACAAGTTACCTTGACGGAAAATCTGTTTGATACGTAAGAACTTGTCACGCATGGTATTCAAAGTAAGATCTAAAAAGTGACAACGTGACTGTAATGCTTCCAAGTGATCTTGTAATTTCTTACTTTTCAAATTTTGAAATTGTAAATTAGTGATAAAAATAGCACCACCTCTGAAGTCAAAACTATCTGGAACACCTTCACGACGTAGCATAGCACTGTCTGAATTCCAGTAAATTTTACGCTTTTTACCTGAGTCTAAAGCCGCTTTAAGAATGTTCAAACTCAAATCGTCTTGGAATACACTATCACAGTCATCAAATACCAGTACATTATTACTAGCACTCATGCGATAGAGAGTACAATACAATCCCACCGGAGTCATGGCACCTTTGATAATTTCATACTTAATACGTTTGTTTGACAGTTTATCAAACAACCCAGCTTTTTCTAATTCATATTCAACACCAAAGCTCTTGCCAACTCCTGGGGGACCAACCACAATCATTGCCCGTACATCACCAGAAATAGTAGCGCGAGTCATCTGTTGTAAAATGTCAAATCGTTTTTCAATACGATCCATAACTTGTTCGTCTGACTCAATTGGTTCTGTTGCTTTAAGCTCTACTACTTTTTGACTAACTGTCATGTCTTCTCCATTTACAAATTCGATATCTTCTATGCTATTGACTTTAACTCTTACCACATCAAATTCTTCACCAAAGTAACCCGCAGATTTTACCGTAATGTATCCGCCCTTCGCACCAGTAGTAAACCCTTTTACCATCTCAAAAGCAAAATTGTTTGGTACTGTGCTATTACGATAAGTGCCATTTTTGATTAAAACAGTTGCCATTTATCAGCTCCTTCTTTTATTGTTGTTAATATACATATATTATAATATTAAACTAATTTTGCGTCAACCGTTTTTGCCACTTTCATCATTTTAAGATTGCTGTCTGTGGCACAGATTCTAACGCCATTACAGTTATTTTCACCGTAAAGTACATCAATCCAAGGAACTGTTTTTCCTGCAGCATTTTCTGATAATGCTATGTTTTTAATTGTTCCGTTTAATTTACCTGCGGCACTAACCCAAGTAATTTTATCATTAACATTTAATTTCATTTCGGCTCCTTGTTATTAACTATATGCATAGTATATAGAAATTGGTAATTTTAGTCAACCAAAATAGACGTTGTTTCTGTGTTTTTCTTGGCGTTTATACCGTGTTTTAAGTTCAACAGTACGTGATTTAAACGGACTGTTGTTCAAAAACAACACAATATGAGCCCTAGTTTTTTGCGTATTTTGTGCTTTATTTTTCATAATACAAGTATTATACAGAATTTGGTATTTTGAGTCAACCAAAAAATACCCCGAAAAACGGGGTATTCTGATGCCTAAATTATATAAAATTATTTTTTCTGGCTATGTTTGGCTACATCCTTACATAATTCAGTCATAACATCGTCTGAGTTGTCTCCTTTCGCCATATTATAAAGGCGGACTACTGCTTGAATATTTTTAATAGAGTACCCGTACCTGCTATTGATTCTATCAACGCTGAACCTGTTAGGACAACCCGTTTTCCTAGTTAGTAATCTACCAGATAATTCACAGCGTGGGTGTGTTATAACAAAGTTATACAACTGCCTCTTAGATAATCTGAAAGATATATTTCTAGCTGATGCGCCCGACTTTAGACTTTTGTACGTGTAATTTACAAAAAAATTTAAATCTTCCTCTAACTTACGATTGAGTGACTCTTTTGTTTTTTGTTGTTGTTGGGCAAATTTTTTAGGATTTTGTTTACGCCATTCTCGTTGATACTCTAATTGTTTTTTAGTCAGTGCCACAATTATTCCTTATCTATCATGTCTGCGAGACCACGTAAACGTTCAGCATCTTCTGCCCCGTGCATGGCATTTTTGGCAGTATTACATGGGTTACATAATATCTGATAATTTTCTAGACATTCTATTTGTTGTTCTGTCCACCCTAATTCTTTTGCTATACTTTTAGGTACAATATGATCCAAACTTGGTTGCGTATCCGGAGCCTTTCGTTTGCCTTTGATATTACCGCCTAAACTATAGTCCAAAATTCTACCGCACCTAGGATTGGCACATTTTTCATTACAAATAGATATCAAAGCATCATGTCCAACATATTTTACCCGGCTATTTTTGCCTACCCAAATATGACGCATGGCTACAGTATGTGGTTCTCCCTTATCTAAGGCCGCAACAAATTTTCTAAATGTAGATTGGCTTCCATAGGTTTTTTTGTTGTATCCAATTTGTATCATTTGATCACTACCATCTTCAAATCTTTGAATGGACGTTTTCCGTTTACTACATCAACACCCTTGACTTGTTCGTAGATACTCAGGATACCAGATGCCATCTTGCTTTCAGCATCTATGCTGGTAGTTTCTAAATCTATTCTACACTGATCCTGTACAGCGTTGAATAAGACTTTGGCGTCTACTATTCCTGACTCGTCAACATAGCGTACTTTTACTGTACGGATAATATCATCAAATAGATCAATAGTAAAATTGTCTGTATCGTTTAATAATTTTTTGATTTGTAATAAACCACGTAATGTATCTGTTTGGATGTATTTGGTTGGCCAATGTTGTAACATTTTTTCCAATCCAAAAGTTAAGTCTGCTAAGCCAAAGAAGTCGCGAACAATATGTAAGTGCCCAATATTTGTAATACATCCTGCTGACCTTTTGCGATAACTAATTTTACAAGCGGCATCATTTACAGCGTTTTCTAAGTCTACTGCTTCCTGTACACCCATAATAACCT